GAGCCTTCTACGCGCCAGTAAACGACATCGCAGCCATGAAGGGCCTTTCGGGGTTCTCTGTTGCCGCACTCGAGGAAGCCCGGCAGTGGTTCGAGGATCTGGCCGAGAGCTTCTGTGCCCGTGCCTTCGTCCCGCGCTTTGCCATTGACAAGCTTGACGGCGACGACACCGACACCATCCGGCTGACGAAGATCGAACCGCGCACCATCCTGTCAGCCAAGATCGGTGGGGTAGCCCAGACGGGGACAGCTACATGGGCCTTGTATCCCACGGGCACCGTGGCACGAGACACGGGCACCTTTACCAGCGGGGACCGCAACGTCCAGATCACTTACGAGTACGGAGCTGATGAGCCCGACCTGGAGCTTCGCCAGGCAGCACTCCGTGCCATCCAGTACCGCCTTCTAGGCGACAACCTAGGCCTGCCGGCCGAGGCTATGTCCGCAGCGGTGGATGTGCGCGGGCCTCTTACCTTCGGTGCTCAGAGCATCACTCAGCCAACTGGAATCCCCGAGGTTGACCACGTATTAACGCAACGCGGTATGGCGGTGTGGGTGGGCTGATGAAGAGACTAATTGTACTGCCGCTCGTCCTCATGTTCCTGAGCATTGCTGAAATTGCTACAGCAGGTGAGACCAACACACTCTTCATAGATCCGACCCCGACCTACGTCGGTGACCACGTCTTCCTTAGCGGATGCGGTTACGGTGCGAACAAGGATGTCTCCTTCTTCGTACAGGCACCCAGCCAGATGGGAACGCTTGAGTACTTCGTCGCCATCACCGTCCGCATGGATGCTAATGGTTGCTTCAACACCCACGATATCCCGTTCTACAACGGTTATGTCCCATTCGAGCCGGGACTGTGGTGCGTTCAGGGGCTCTACAAGACTGGCAGCGGGGTCGGGGACTACGGCCACCACAAGGCCATCGTCGAACTGGACTATGAGGTGCTTGCCTGATGAGCTTATTCGTGCGAGGCATCCCGCAAACAAAGGCCGCCTTGGCCAGAGTGAAGGCCGAGATTGAGGCCGCATCACCTGCCGCTACCAAGGCCGGCGGGGAGATTGTGGCGAGGGCCATGATTTCCCGAGCACCTCGAGACACTGGCCGGCTGGCCTCGAGCATCCGCGTAGTGGAAACCAGCTCCTTCGGAGACGGTGCCACATCCAAGGTGGGCTCTGACGTCCCGTATGCCCGATTCGTGGAGTTCGGTACCACATTCATGGCTGCCCAGCCGTTTGAGGAAGAGGCGGGGAACGAATCTACAACCGCACTCGTGACCGCCATGGCATCTGTATTGAGGGCCAGTATTCACTAAGGAGGCAATGTGGCCACGCTAACAGCACAGGACGTAAGCGGGACTTCATCCGTTACACCGACATATACGCCGGCGGATGTAGCTGGTGACCAGGTCGCGAACGACGGGAAGATCCTGCTGCACTTCAAGAACACGAACGCCTCTGCCCGGAACGTCACCATCGACTCGGTGACAGCCTGCAATCAGGGCTCGGACCACAACATCGTGGTCAACGTTCCAGCCACAACCGGAGACAAGATGGTGGGGCCATTCGATGTGGCCCGGTTCTCCAACTCGACTGGGTTTCTCACTTGGACATACGACGCGGTCACCAACCTGACCGTCGCAGTTCTCTCGGTGTAGGGGGGTGACATGGCAAAGGTTGCAGGATTCCTCGGGCTCCTGAAGCGGAATACCACCGGTTCCACCTACGTGTCGGTCCCCCAGCTTCTTACCGTGAGTGCGGTTGGTTCCGAACGGAACCTAATTGATGTCTCCGCACATGGGGATTTGTGGGCGGACTTCATCACGGGCCGACAAGAGGGTAGGGAAGTGGAGTGCACCCTTTTGTGGGACCCAGCCGACGCACAGCATGCGGCCATCAAGGCGGACTATGACGCGAGTACGCAGGCGGCCAGGAACTATGAACTCCAGCATCCGGCCTGGACAACGGCCTATCGTTTCCCGGCCCTCGTCTCAGCTTGGGAAGTTGAATCAACGGATGATGCGGGGATGGAAGCCCACTTCACCTTGAAGATCGTGAACCCGGGAGTTAGCTCGGTGAGCCCGTCGTGAGCCTAACGCGGGAACAGATTCTCGCTTCACGTAAGGACCGCAAGCCAGTGCCTCTCGAGGTCCCGGAGTGGGGCGGAGAAGTCTACGTGCGGGTGCTCTCGGCCAAGGACCAGGCAGAGCTCTCCGACGGGGTGAAGCCGGCTGAGATGCCCATCCGGGTGCTGCTGCACTGCTTGGTGGATGAGGCCGGCGAACCAATCCTGAAAGAGGAAGACGCCGAAGCACTCGCCGAGGAAGACTTCCCGGTCATCCTCCGCGTGTTCGCCTTTGTCGCCAAGCTCAACGGTCTATCCACCAAGGAGCTGGATGAGGCGATGGAGTCTTTCGCTCCAGCCCCGGACGAGTACAGCTCCAAAGGGTAGCTCTCGCTCTGGGGCGCACGGTGGACGAGGTGGGTGAGGCGATGACCTCGGCCGAGCTAACCGAGTGGATGGCCTATGAGCGCGTCTACGGACCCATCCTTCCCCATGAGCGCATCGACCTAGGCTTCGCGCAGCTGTACTACTACCTCGTCTCGCTACTGAGCCAGAAGAAGCGCGGACAACAATACAAGCTCCGCGATTTCCTCCCCAAGTGGATGCGTGATCTGACCAGCCGTCCGTCTGATGACGGACGGGGCCTCGAGGCAACGCTCAAGGATTGGGCTAATGGCGACTAAAGGAAGTGCCCCCTTCGGCGAGAAGGTGGTGCCAAACCCGCCGTCAGGGGCACGTTGTTACGAAGTCTTACGAGCTTCTGCTACGGCTTGCTGGATAGCCTTGCGTCGGCCATGGCGAATGGAGCGCCAGAGCCCAAGGGGAAGGAACACGAACCACAATGTCACTCGCCCTAGCCATTTGAGGAATCCCATCCTGCACCACCTCTCTCGGGCTCCCGCCCGGAATCTGCACCACCTTGCAACTATTAGTATCGGACCAATCGAAACTGGCGTACAGTCCCCCATTTGGCTGATGGGGGGTGACTAGCCATCCCAACGATTAGCACCCTGACCGTAGATGTCACCACGCGGACATCCAAATTCTCGAAGGGCCTGAAGGTTGTTGCTGGCGGCCTGGCGGCCCTGGCTGCCGGCGCAGCCTATGCGTTCTCACAGTTTGAGGAACAGGAAAAGATAACGGCCCAGACCGGGGCCGTCCTCAAATCTACGGGGAATGCTGCGAACGTTACGGCCAAGGAAGTGGAAAACCTTGCTGCTGCCATTGCCAAGAAGACCGGCATTGACGACGAGGCGATCCAATCTGGCGAGAATCTGCTGCTGACCTTCACCAACATCCAGAACCGCGTGGGTGAAGGTAACGACATCTTTAACCAGGCCACGCAGACTATTACCGACATGTCGGTGGCCCTGGGTCAGGATTTCAAGTCCTCGGCTATCCAGGTGGGTAAGGCGTTGCAAGACCCCATTCTCGGGATGACTGCCTTGCGTCGAGTGGGTGTGAGTTTCACCGAGAAACAAACCGAGATGGTGGGCAAGTGGGTGGAACAGGGCCAAGTGCTCCGTGCTCAGAAGTTCATCCTTGGGGAATTGACGAGAGAGTTTGGTGGTAGTGCTGAGGCCCAGGCTACGGCATCTGGCAAGATGTCTGTAGCACTTGGCAACCTGGGCGAACAGGTCGGTAAATTCGTTGCACCCGCATTCACATTCTTAGCCGAGAAACTCACCGTCGTTGCAAACTTCCTGCGGCAAAACGTGGGACCAGCCTTCAGGGAAGCCAAGCAGTTCGTCATGGATTTATGGGCGACGTTGCAAGAGGGCAGTAGTGCCCTTGGTCCCATCATTGAATGGTTTCAGAAGATATGGGACATCGTCAGGCCCGTGGCGATATCCATGGGCAAGGATCTTGTGGAGGCCGCCACCCAGGTCTGGCATGTTCTTCAATCAAATCTTGGCCCGATGTTCGCCGCATTGTGGACCCTACTCAAGAAGCTCTGGGATGTTTTCAAGCCCCTCATCATCGTCATCGGTGTCCAGTTGTACATCGCATTCAAGGTGATAACGGAAGTGCTTCCCATCGTCATCTTCCTCATCACGAAGCTCATCGAATGGCTCGCGAAGATCATCACGGCAGCCCTCTCCGTTGTGACGTTCGTTCGGGACAAGTTCGTAGAACCGATTGTCAACTTCCTTGCTCGCATAGTTGAATTCATCAAGGATCGCTTCGTTGAAGCATGGCTGGTTATTAAGGGTCCGGTGCTTGCTGTAGTCAATGCCATCATCGGTGTGGTCAAAACTCTTATCGAAACGATCCTCAAGGCCTACAACGTACTGAAGGACTTCCTCACCCTTAGTGGCGAAGCTAAGCCAGCGGGTTCCTTTGAAGGCCAGGTTCCATCCCGGTTCGGCACCCCGCCGTCTGGGCAGCATGGCGGCGAAGTTCTCCGCACAGGCTTGGCCCGTATCCACAAGGGCGAAGTCCTAAGCGGTATCAACAACGAAATGGGCATGGGCGGAATCACCATCAACATCAACGGTGACGTAACCGGTCTGGAAGTAGTCCGCAAGGTCCGTGATGGCTTGTTGAAACTAAAGGCACGTAACTCGACGACTGGACTCTGATGACACAGCCCACGCCCACAACGGCACGTAATAACCCGAGCCATTCTGCCCTGCACAACTTCCATGTAGACGTGAAGATGTTCGGGGCTGTTGGTGATGGGGTCACAGATGACACGACAGCGATTCAGAGCGCGATTACCGCCAGTGGTACGGGTGGGCGCGTGTTCTTTCCGCGAGGTACATATCGGATTACCGCAACGCTTTCGGTTACGTCAAGTCAGGTAGTCCTTGCTGGTGCTGGACGATGGAAGACACAGCTTCATCTAGAGAGTGCGACTACTAACGCCATCACGGTTGCGAACACATCGGTCCTTGAGATTCGAGATATGGCTATCACTTGCTTCTCGTCCAGTAACACCAGGACCGCGGGAAGGGGTATCAGTCTCACAACAGTGGGTGATTACCTTATCGAGAATGTCTCAATTAGAAGTGGGTGGGATGCAATTTATCTCAGCGGGGCTGCAACGGGGATCCTCAGAAATGTAACTATTGATGATTCCGCCTCCGTTACGGGTGGGGGGCTGAATCGCGGAATCATCATGGCAGACACCTGTATCTCTACCCGCATGGAAGACGTACACCTATCCGCCACCAACTCTGCATCGGCGGCGCAGGGCATCCTTGTTGATTCGGGCACAGATACCCTGAACATGATTGGTGTCGAGATCGTCACCGGTTTTAATCCCCAACTTCAGATTGCTAATAATGGGGTGGCACATGATGCTCGCTGGGTCCGCCTCTCGAACTGCTACTTTGACAGCCCGGCTTCCGGCGCCCATACCGTTGAGATCCTAAAGGGTTACGACATTCAGTTGGACCAGTGCTATGTCAAGGGTGGGCAGAGCGGTATTCACCTGTCGAGCACCAACAAACTAGTAACCATCAAGGGTGGAATGGTGCTCCTAGCCCAGCAGTACGGCATCCTTGTGGACGCTACAACCGATCTGTTGGTTGACGGGGTTACGGTGGCGGACAACAGCCAGCAGACAGCGAATACGTACTCGGGTATTGCTATTGCCCCGAATGTCTCCGCCTTTCGCCTCGTAAACAATCGTTGCGGCAATCTCAACGTTACTGGCGGAGCTTCCGCAAACCACAAGTATGGAATTACGGTCATTGCAGGAACAAGTAATAACTACATCATCGCCAACAATGATGTTCGGACCAATACGACCGGCGGGCTAAACGATGGCGGTTCGGGCGGGAATAAGACGGTCACTGGAAACATCACATAGCTGCCATGTCTAATGGCGACAACATCTATGACGGTCCACAGCCGTATGACTCGGGCGATCCTTACAACGGTCCACTAGGCGTCGGCGGATTAGCAAGCATTATCGAACTTGATCTTGGCGGTTTTATCAGTGGGGCAATGCTGGATGATGCCCTGACAGCCCAACTGGATACGGCCGTTCTTGGGCCGACGACCCCAACCTTCGATGAAGACATCACGATCTATGTTCGGGAAGCATCAACGCATCGCGGGGCCTCACGGGAGCTAGAGCGGATTGAGGCTGGTACGGCATCGTTGACTCTAGATAACCGGGACGGGCGATTCACACCATTCAACACAGGCTCTCCCTACCACTCCAATATCCTTCCGATGCGGCGCATTCGGATACGGGCTTCCTGGAATGAGGTCATTTATCCGGTGTTCAACGGATTCGTGGAGGATTGGCCGGTAACTTTCCCCGGCGAGGTAGACACGGAAACTCGGGTAACCCTGGTTGATGGCATGAAGATGCTTGCCGTAGCAAATATCTCTGGCAGTTTCTCCCAGCAGGGTAGTGGGGCGAGAGTAGGCGCAATCCTTGATGCAATCAATTGGCCAACCGCTGAGCGAGATATCGATGTTGGCACCGCTACGGTTCCGGCAATCACGCTGGCTAATGTCTCGGCCCTTGAGCACCTCCAGCAGATAGCTCACGCCGAGGGTGGTCGGTTCTTCATTGGAAAGAACGGCTATGCCGTCTTCCGGGAAGGCGCGGAAGTGAACCCAGATATCTCGACCCGCATATGGGCCGACGATGGGACGGGGATGAGTTACCGGGACATCGCCCTGGCTTTCGATGACAACCTAATCCTGAATGACGTGCACCTTACCCGGACCGGGGGAACC